TATATCGAAGCAAAAACAGATTTCATAAACTCATACATTATTTTGGAAATTGGCGACAACTATCTTGACAAATGCCGTGCATCAGCAGGACATGGATTGAATTTGCAAGCCGGAGGCTCAACCCTTATCTGGTTTGGCCTGACTTGGAGTTTAGAACTTTACCAGCAAACCAATGCCCGTCTTTGGCGGCAAGGGCAAAAAGATACAGTTATCATCCACCATCTGATAGCCAAAGGCACTATCGATGAGCGTGTGATGAAAGCGCTAAAAGATAAAGATAACACCCAGTCCGCGTTGATAGATGCGGTCAAAGCAACAGTAAAGGAGGTCTGATGCGATGAATATTGTCTGGCATTATTTAGATAAAAAAGCGGCAGCTATCAACGCTTTAAAAGACTACAGCAGTATGAAATACATCATAGAGCATACCGATGAGGATATCGCTACCATCAATGAAAAGATGAGCTCTCCTGCTTCTCCTGTCATAAACGGTATGCCTTCCATACATGACCCAAAAGCCGGAGAAAAGAGGCTACTTGCCTGCATTAACGAAATCGACGTGCTTAAGGAACGCTATCGCCAAGCATTAGAATACATGGACTGGTTCCAACCGGCGTGGGATGCCCTGACTGATGACGAACGTTATGTGTTAAAGGAATTCTATTTGGATGAAGAGCAAAAGCAGATTGATGCAGTTTATAACATCTGTGACCACTTTAACATTGAACGCTCCTCTGCTTACAACAAGAAGAACCGAGCGCTTCAGCATCTGGCATTGTTATTGTATGGAAAGTGATGAGTAATATGGTGGACGATTTTTTAAGAAATCGGTTATACAATGGTAATATGAAAAGCTGTAGATAGCCTTCGTGGAAAAACCGCGAGGGCTTTTTGTATGCTCGGGAGGAGGTGTTTTATGCCAAAGAAACCGAAACGCCCATGTTCTCATCCCGGCTGCCCAGAGCTGACAGACCACCGTTTTTGTGAGAAGCATGCCAAGCAGGAAGCTTCCCGGTATGAGAAGTATGACCGCGATCCGGCAACCAGAAAGCGTTATGGTCGTGCCTGGAAAAGAATACGCGACCGTTATATTTTAGCCCATCCACTTTGCGAAGAGTGTAAAAAGAATGGAAAGCTAACCCCAGCTGCCGAGGTGCATCACATCCTCCCCTTGGCACGAGGAGGAACTCACGATGAAAGCAATCTGATGGCCCTTTGTACTCCTTGTCACTCAGCCATTACTGCGAGAGATGGAGACAGGTGGAAGACCCGGTAGGGGGAGTCAAATCTCTGTAACTTTTTAATTGGACAACGGGCATGGGGTATCGCGCAAAAAGTCGCGGTTTCAAACGGGGTAATAACCCCAAAAGGAAAAGAGGTGAGTATATGGCCAAAGACGGAACAAATCGCGGTGGTGCCAGAGTTGGCTCCGGACAGAGAAAGAAGCCGCTAGTTGATAAAATCGCAGATGGAAATCCCGGTAAGAGAAAGCTGGAAGTCATCAATTTCAAGAATACTGCTGAGCTTCAGGGGCAAGAAATGCCGCAGCCAAGGGCGATGCTTTCATCAGTGCAAAAGGATGGAAAAACTCTGGTAGCCAGTGAAATCTATGAAATTACATGGCGCTGGCTTGAGGAACGCAACTGCGCACATCTGGTGCTTCCACAGCTTTTAGAGCGCTATGCCATGAGCGCAGCCAGATGGATACAGTGCGAGGAAGCGGTGACCGAGTTTGGCTTTCTTGCCAAACATCCAACCACCGGAAATGCTATTCAAAGTCCTTATGTAGCAATGAGTCAAAACTTCATGAGCCAGACCAATAGGCTATGGATGGAAATATATCAGATCGTTCGTGAGAACTGTGCTACTGAGTATTCCGGTTCAAACCCCCAGGACGATGTAATGGAACGATTGCTAACTGCCCGTAGGGGCAAATAAAAAGGCAACTGAATTAACAGTTGCCCGAGCACACTATTTTAAATTTACGTATCCAAAATGATATTGACTGTTGTTTATGACTTGCTGCAGATCAGCGCCTGTAGAAGTTACTTCAAAAAGCTTTGCTGTAAGGGTGTTTTCTTCTTGGAGGTTTTTCAGTTTTATCCATATTCTGGCGGTTTCACCATGCCACAAGCTAGGGTAATCATTTGAGGATAAAGCAGTGGGTTGTTTAAAAGAGATAATTTCTAAAACTTGAGCTTTGTATGCTATGTCATTTTTACCACCGGCTTTTTCACCGATACCAAATAGTAGAGTAACTTTTTTACCTAACCGAATTGCTTTGTTATAGTCATCAACACGTTTTTGCGACATTCCATAATAGAGAGCTTGAGTTGAAAACCATGTATAGCCGCGAATTGCTTCATCAGAGATGTATGCTTGCATCGTTTCATGGCCATTGTACTCATTTCCTTGGTTATCGTATGAAAAACCTAACTTCATAAAGAGAAATAGTTCATCAGATACGAGAGATGAATCATTATCCCGATCGGCTAACATTTGTTTAACACCTTCAACGTTAAGATATTTACGCTTTAGTTCCATGTATAGATCCTCGTCTTTAGCGAGCATATACATTTCAAGCATATCATTTAAAGCAACAGTTTTTTGTATCTCCTTTCGCGATACAAATTCATCAAACATTTGCTGTACTGTTTCGTGGGCATTAATCGTCATGTAATTTTTACGTGGCATTTTTATTCCTCCTTTAAAATAATTGTACTACCGTTCCGATTGACTAAAATAATTGTACTACCGTTCCGGTTGAAAGTCAATGTGTTTTTTAAAAAATAACTAAAGATTGGAGAAAAATTATGTCTGAAAAAAGATATATAACAGTTGAAAGTGTATGTACAGGCTATCAACTTAGAGAGGCGGTGGAAAAGTATGCTGATAGAGAAGATAAAAACTAAACTACTGATCCCCGCTGATTATAATCCCAGGAAGGATTTGAAACCGGGCGATTCAGAGTATGAGAAGTTAAAACGCTCCCTTGAGGAGTTTGGCTATGTTGAACCGGTCATTTGGAATAAGACCACTGGCAGAGTAGTTGGCGGCCATCAGCGTTTAAAAATCATGCTTACTATGGGCATGGATGAAGTAGAATGTGTGGTCGTTGAAATGGATGAGGAAAAAGAAAAAGCTCTTAATATCGCGCTGAATAAAATAAGCGGTGATTGGGATAAAGAAAAACTAGCCCTTCTCATTACAGACTTAAGTGCCTCAGACTTTGATGTATCTCTGACTGGTTTTGACCAAGGAGAGCTGGACGATCTTTTCAAAGATTCGCTTAAGGATAAGATAAAAGAAGATGATTTCGATGTGGACAGCGAGCTGAAGAAGCCCGCTGTTTCGCGTTTAGGGGATATTTGGATACTCGGACGACATCGGCTGATCTGCGGTGACAGTACGAAGAAAGATACCTTTGATTCTTTGATGGAAGGCAAAGTCGCTAATTTGGTGATAACGGACCCTCCATACAACGTTAACTACGAAGGTACTGCAGGAAAAATTAAAAATGATAATATGGCGAATGATGCTTTTTATCAATTCCTGTTTGATGCCTTTAAAAACACTGAAACAGTGCTCGCATCGGATGGGAGTATTTATGTATTCCATGCAGATACCGAAGGCCTTAATTTTAGAAAAGCTTTTGTGGATGCGGGATTTTATCTTTCAGGAACTTGCATTTGGAAAAAGCAGTCTCTTGTTCTTGGCCGCTCGCCATATCAATGGCAGCATGAACCGGTGCTCTTTGGTTGGAAGAAGAAAGGCAAGCATCTTTGGTACTCAGATCGCAAACAATCAACCATCTGGGAGTTTGATAAACCGAAAAAGAATGCGGACCATCCGACTATGAAGCCAATTGCTTTAGTGGCATACCCGATTATGAACTCCAGCCTTACCAATAGCATTATACTTGATCCTTTTGGTGGATCTGGATCGACACTGATTGCCTGTGAGCAATCAGATAGAATTTGCTACACCATTGAGTTGGATGAAAAGTACTGTGATGTCATCGTGAAAA